CGAGCGGAGTCCCTGTGTTCCCGTGAAGCCACCTACGATCGAGGGATAGATTGTATTTTTGCCTCCACTATCGAGGCCCCAGGGTCGCAGGGGGCCGGGCCCCCCGCACATCTAGTAGACACCAAGCGGATAAATAGCCCAAAAGGGAGATTTGTACCGCTAGTACTACCTACTAGATGCCAGTCTCCCGTCTCCCAGCTCGCACGTGTCGGGTTTCGGGCCGAACTCCGAGGCTCGTGACTCACCACGTTTAGAGAGGGGGTAGAGCCCGAACCCGACGTTCGGCGCACGGGAGACTATAAAAAGCCTCCCCGGCGTATGAGGGGAGAGCATGTCCCAAGTCCACTCTCCCTGCCAAGAAGAATCCGAATACTGCCAAGAATGCGAGCTAGCCCCATGCCAATGCGAGTCAATCGAGAGCAGCAGCAGCGAGGAAGTGCCAACGGACGAGACCAGCGAGTCCGAGGACGAAGACAGGGCTTCTTCTGGATCCTCACCGTCCCCATCCCAAATGACACGTGTGAGTCGCTCGAAAATGGACTGCTCCCCGGAGATGTTGTGTGGACCAAAGGGCAGAGAGAGAAGGGAGAGAACACAGGCTACGAACACTATCAATTCGTCGTGGCATTCAAAACCAAGAAGTCTCTTAGAGGCGTTAAAAGCGTGTTCGGAGGAACGGCTCATGCCGAGCTTACCAGATCTCAGTCCGCAGAAGAGTATTGTTGCAAAGAAAGTACGCGACTTTTTCCCCCGTGGGAATGGGGAGCTAAACCCATTCGAAGAAACTCAGCTACTGACTGGGAGTCTGTCTGGGAGAAAGCCAAAACCGGAGATCTTGATGGAATTCCGGCTAATGTACGTGTGGTTAGTTATCGTACCCTTCGAGCGATCGCGGCCGACTATGCAACGCCTCGTGCGATTGAGCGAACAATTTGGGTCTTCTGCGGCCCTACAGCAACGGGAAAATCAAGACGTGCTTGGAGTGAAGCAGGATTGGACGCTTATGCTAAGTGTCCGCGGTCCAAGTTCTGGTCAGGTTACACAGGTCAAAAGAACGTTGTCATCGATGAATTTCGTGGAGGTAGTGAAGCCGTATTCTAAACACAAGGTATTGACATCTCCCACCTCTTACGATGGTGTGACCGGTATCCGGTCCATTTGGAAATCAAGGGAGCTTCCAGACCCATGGATGTTGAAAGAATTTGGATTACCTCCAATCTCCATCCCCGCGACTGGTATGCCGACCTCGACCCTGCAACCCTGGATGCTTTGATGCGACGGATGTTGATAGTTGAATTTGCTCATAGTGAGTTTTAACTAATAAAAACATGCCTCGTAATGTCGGATATGGTCGTTTTCGCGCTCGTCGGGTTGTTAGGGTTGCTGTTAGGCGCCGCTATGTGGCACGTCGTCGTCCGTTCGCGGTGCGTCGGTTCGCTAGATTCCGACGTCGTTAGTTCCCCCTAAATAAATGTATGCTTTGAACTCGCGGTTGCGACGGAACTCGTTTATCAAGTCGCGCGCGAGAGAAATAGAGCATTTGTATAATGTTGGTAAGCGGCTTGCCGGGGGAGGCTTTGAGCGGACTCCGGGCAAGCGGCATAAGACTATTCCTTCAATGACGCCTTCTCGTGGTAGTTCAGCAATGTTAGGGTTAGCTAGTGCAGCGTCCAATCCTTTAAACCCCTCTAGTTCGATTTCTAATATTTTTACGGCTTTCGCCCAAACAAAATCAAATCCTTTAAGTATGGGCGGAGGTCGAGGCAATGTTATTAATCGTACGGCTGCGCGTACAGCTAAGAAGATTACTAATTCGCGTGTTTTAAAGAAAGTCAAGGGTAAGCGTAAGGTCAGGGTCAGTTCTCTCCTTCGCAAAAAAATCAAGCAAGTTATTCAGTCCAAGAATGTGTATGGCGAGTTTCACACGGTTCGTCATGGCAACATTGGGATTATGCGAGATACAGGATTTACATCAGGGCAGTTTATTAATATGACAATGGCGGGTTATGGTTCATCGAATTTAGCAGTGTTGAAGCTCCCAGATCCATTGCCAACAGATTTTCGTATTTTGTGGTCGTGTATGACTTTTAATGGTACCCAGTTTTCTACAGGCTATGATTGGCTATTTTTCAATCCCCTTAAAGTTATGGATGCAGCGTCCATTTTGTGGAATCAGAAGGTTCCGGGTCAGGACTATACAAACCAGACAGGAAACTTTCAAATGAAGACAGTTATTGCAACTGGTGCGCCAGTTGCAGTGGGTACAGCTCAAGATCCTCAGCTTACTATGAATACCATCCATGTAGTCAATTCTTTTGTGCAATTGGAGTTTAAGAATTTGTCTAATCGAGGCTACCATATGAAGATATATCTTTGTGTTCCGAAGCAGACATTCTCAGAGACTACACCTCTTTCCACTTTTTATGACAGTCTTAATACCGAAGGAGAAGATGCTAATACCGGATTATTTAGCGGTACAGCTTCAGGAATGTCGACTCCTACTACGCGTGATGCTATGTTTTTCAATCCTCAGGTTCCTCTCAAGATTACACCTACCTTCAATGCTATGTTTTCTTACGAGACTGTCGAATTAGATATTGCGCCGTTCGAAACAGTCTGTCATTCTATTCAAGGACCCAAGAATATGGATTATGATTACAATAAGTTCTTTAATGGTACTCGTGATCAAACAGGCAAGATGTGGAAGAAGTCAACAGTCGCTATGATTATTGAGCTTGTTCCGGACTTGCAATGGGCAGGCATAGGTTCAGCCTTTGGCAGAATTTTGCCACCTACTGGGTCCGTCGGGCCCCCAATCGTTGGCGGCATTCCTAATAATGGTACGGGTATGCCTATTGTCATGGAAGTTCGAGAGACTTTTAAATTGACTATGCCTGATAATGTTGGTTTTATTGGACGCGTACTTGCAGCGGGAAATATTCAGATGAACAATTTGAAGTATAATGCAAAGTTTTATGCTAATTGGACCAACTCTACTTTAGTTGATGCTACTAATCCCCAGTATTCTATTCACACTCGTGAAGATCCAGTCGAAGCAACAGCCTCTTCTGTTATTGGTTAGGGTCCATAATAAACACGGTCCTTTTAGGGTTAGGGTTTAGGGTTAGATCACCTGCGTGACTTGACATTGGAGCGACAGGACCAGGGTAGCCCCTCCGGGTGAGGTGGGGGCGTACTCTGGACCCGAGCGGAGTCCCTGTGTTCCCGTGAAGCCACCTACGATCGAGGGATAGATTGTATTTTTGCCTCCACTATCGAGGCCCCAGGGTCGCAGGGGGCCGGGCCCCCCGCACATCTAGTAGACA